TTGTTCATGTCTGCTGCAGCCCGAACGACACAACAAAACAACATAGTCTGTAGGGCAAACGTATAACCGTTCCCCATGGTAGAGACCATGTGAAGTTCAATCTCACGGCCCTGCGCCTTCGAGTGCGAACAACGTAGCTCCTGAAGAATGGTATTGAACCACTCGGGAAGCATACTGTTACACATGTTGAGCGACACAGAGTCAGAAGCACTCTCAAGATCCAGTGTTGCCACCGAATCGTCAAGCGAGCCTCGGCAAGCGAGACCCCGGTTTCTCTCCTGTTGCTTTGTCAGGTCAATTCCGAAGAACTGAAACAGACGAGCTTTCAGGATTTCCGCCAAACCTAGCTGAAAAAACATATTCAAACTAGGCTCGGTGGCGATAGAACGGGATGTGTCACGATTCTTTCGGACGAAAGTCACGGTACTACACGGAGTTATGCGGTAGACCCCATGCGTTAGAGCACGAGATATCTCGGCATCACGCCAGATGGGGAACCACCCGCAGTACTCGTTGTACACTTCGTACAACCAAGGTGACGTAGTCGTCAATTGGGACGCGAAGAACTTCGTATAGAAGTCCTCCCCGTTTGCACCCAGGCTAGCCCCCGGTCCAGCCCGGCCGACCCTCATCAGGTCGAACCAGGACTGAACAAGGAGTTCGCCCCCAGGGTGAAGAAAATCGTCCACTGCCCTTTTAAAGCAGCCGACCATCTCTTCTTCCCAGGAGTGAAGACAATTCAGCTCCCACGTTCTGCACGCATCATTGATACGTACGAACTTTTGGAGGCAGACATCGTCAGCCTGCTCGCTAGTTTCGTCGGAGAGTTTCCTCAACAACGACTTAGCAAGCTGAGACCGAACAACGCTGCTCAGAGGCGCTCCAGGGTAAATTTCCGCAGCATTAGGCTGCATCCCGATACCATAGAGGTCATCAAGCATGTAACGGAAAAGAGCATCAGTTTTAATAAACATGGTGCCAACTCCACACTGAGAAAGATAGCAAAAGCTATCGTTTTGCCGTGAGGACGACTAAAAGCCTGCAGAAAACCTGCAGAAAACTCTTAAACCGCCCCCTCACCGTTAGCTCAACCCTCTTCACAGAAGGTTGGTAACCAACAGATCACCGAGTCCCGCACTCTGCTGAGAGAGGGATCCGATGAGCAAACTCAGTGCCGCGCGAATATCTTCCGGTTCCACCAGATCGGTACCCGCAATGACTCCAAAGTCACAGCGGAGCACCATCGTCTGGGGATTCTGATTCGTTCCGGGCACAGCGCCCTTGCGAACCAGAACCGAATAGGTATTGCGCGGTGAGTTACCCATAACACCCGTTGTCGGATTGGGCACCGGTGCAGAACGCACCGTCGCCGGTTTCTGAAACGTGATGGTGAATGGTTTACTCGCACCATGGACATCGACGTTAGCCTGTGTACCGCCAAGGGCAGTAACAGCCCATTGCTTGGAATAAGCGTTGGGTGGCGTGTCGATGACGACCGTATAGGTCGGTGAGGTGAAGCCTGTCTGGGCAGAGCCCGTGACAGGGGTAGTCAAAGAAACGGTCATATTTGGACCTATTGTTTTGAAGGAGGTTAAAGAAACTCAATAAAGCCGTTCAATGGCCAAAGCGGACAAATTTGCCCACTTCCGCCAATCGGTAACACCAGGTATGCGAAACTGTAAGTCTTGAAGACCGACAGAAACGCTATCAACCAGGGTACGCGCGAACGACCATCTTGAGAGCTGTTGTAACCGAAGGGACGCCGTCCCGAGTCGCGGTTCGAGAGCAGAGGAAGAGATAAAGGTCACAGGGCCGGGGGACATCATTGTCCAAACCCGACTCCGTGAAGACCTAACTCCCCACCGCAAACCAACCGTACCGAAGGACGACGCGTCAATTATCGCTCCGATATTGGAGAAATAATCAACCATGAAGGAGTATGGTATGAGTTCCCACACGGTCGGCGCAAAGTCGCTGAGGGTAAGACCCCAATGACTCCGCCAATTACGTGCGCGGTTCTCAGATTCCCACGCTACAGCACCCAAGTACCTTACGGATGCATCGCACGCATCGACGAATCGAGCGGACGCTTGCACAAAGGAGCCTGGAACAACGGACTTACGCGTAACATGATTGCCTTGGAACTCATCATAACCCGTACCCGCAATTACTTCGGGAATAAGGTGTGACGAGCTAGCCAGAGCAAACATGCCCGCGTCAATGTCGTTGACCAAAGGACCCCAGCCGTAAGAGTGCTCGAGCCATGTTTTCGTCAGCACGCGACCCCGATCAGAGAATCTCACGCTGCGGCCAGCCTTCTTGGCTGTCGCTAAATAAGCTGAGATACCTCTGCGTAGGGCCGATGCCGGACGAACAATCATAGAAATCGCCTCGCGCAGCTCACCGAGAAACACACCGCCCTGGAAGGCGCGGTATGTTTGGCGACACTGCTTAAGGAAATTTATCCTTGCAGTTACATCTAGGTTCGGTAATTCTGGCATTAGAGGAACGGGTGGAGGATTGTCTAAGAACAATTCACCCCACATCGTATCCGTTACAGTACTAGAGTGAACTAAGACCCGATAGCGGCCGGTCACCTGACCGACCACAAAACCAGCCTTAGTACCACTCCTTGCATAAGGAGTACCGGCTTGAGTGACTTTACGCACTTGTGACTTCCAGTTCGGGTTCTTAGAGCCCGTCTTGGAATCGGATTCAACGTTAACAGCAGTGAAGGGAACTTCATCTGCTACAACAAAGAAGCCGTCGTCGCCGATGCGCGAAGCCTTACGCCGAGTACGACCTACGCGAGTACTGGTTGCCATAGAACCTCAGAAAGTGGCTAACTGAATGCCGCGGCCTGACCACGATTGTGGAGAGACCACGATCCCGCCTAGTTCAAATTTTCACACAGAGGAAGATACGGAATACCAGAGTCTCCTTCTAGTACGATCGACTCAACAAGCTCCGGATAGCGCGCAAAGTAGTAACGAATTACTGCTTCCGCCACAACCCGGTCCATGTCGATGAAGTCGTACGAGGCGAGTTCCCAGGTACCCATAG